CAGATCGCCTACATCGTCACCGCCGACTACTACACCAACGGCAAGCCCACCACCTGCAAGATCACCGTGCAGCCGGTCAACTTTGACCCCGCCCGCCTGATCGACTGGTCCGACCGGATCAGCAAGACCCACATCCGCGAAGTCGAGAACTTCACCACGCCGGAGGAAGCCGCAAAGCGGATGACGGAGATCATCGAAGCCGCCGCAGAGCGCGCTGCCCAGATCCAGCGCCCGGAATCGGTGACAGAACGTCACCACTTGACCGTGCCCCGCCTCGCCGATCTGGCAGCCCTGCCCACTGTCCACGCCTGATGCAGGCCCGGAAGCCCTGGCAGGGTGCGCACCGGATAAAGCGGCCCTACCTCACCGGCACCCGGCACCATGCCGGGTGCACATCACGAAACACGAAAGGAGTTTTCTACATGACACGTTATCAGATCGTTTACAACAAGTCCGGCTACCCGCTCACCACATGGAGCAACAACCCGGACCAAGCGCACGAACTCGCGGAGAAGTTCCGCAAGGTTGGCTACTCCGTGGACGTTTGGGAGCACACCGACAAGGGCGCACACAAGACCAGCCTCTAACCCCGCCCCATCTTCCCGACATTTACGCCGGGAACATCACGAAACAGAAAGGAGGTGTTTTCATGGTTCGATGTTGGATATACTCCGCTGGGCCGGATCAATGCCAATGCTACAACGTGGATGACGAAAACTTGGCTGATCTGGCAGCACAGGCGCAATTCCTAGAGGACTTCCGTGCCCAGCGTGCAGCAAACCCGGCACTGTACCGGCAGCTGCTCAATATGCTGGTGCCCGCCGCCGATGCCATTCCCATGCGCAACTATACCGGCCTGCCGTTCTGACAGCCAGCCCCGGCAGCCCGCCGGGGTTATTCTTGCATCCCGTCACGAAATCTTGTTCTAATTTATTGCTTTTATTTGCGTTTTGCTCTATCATGACAGTAACGAAACACGAAAAGGAGGTTTCCCGTTATGACTATGATTCCCGCCTTCGGCCCCTGGACAGAGCATCCCGCAGACACTGACGAAGAAAAGCGCCTTGCCAGCGCCCAGCAGAGCAAGACCAGCCCGCTTTCCGTGGACAAGGAACACGAAACCGGGGTTTTCTATGGATCCGGCAAAGAGCCGTACCAGGCCAGCCTTGCAAGCTGCACCTGCAACGATTTTGTAAAGCGCAAAAAGCCCTGCAAGCACATTTTCCGGCTGGCTATGGAGCTTGGTATCATTGATGCGGCCTATAAGACGGGCCGTAGCACCGGCGAACGAAACGAGGCGCAGATCAGCTTTGCAGACAGTGTTGCTCTGGTGGAGCAGCTTTCCGACGCGGCGCAGAACGCAATCAAAGATATGCTGTATTATACCAGTGAGCGCATCGACGACCGCCAGAAGCCTGTAACCTGTCACGATCTGGATCTCGTGCCGGAGCTGCGCACGTCGCCCCTGCTGCACGAAAATCCGTACCCGCTGGAAGAAGTGCTGAACGATCTGCCAAAGCCCCTTGTTGTGCAGCTGCTGGATCTGGTGCACCGGGAAGGCAAGCCAAAACGAAATGCAGCCAAAACCGTAATGGCTGCATGGCTGGCGCAGAACGCACCCATGCTGGCAAAAGAGATGCCGCCTTGTGCATCCTTCTCTTTCGTGGAGGTGTTCGACAAAGCCCAGCGTGACGTTTACAAGTACCTGCACCGCAAGTACGACACGGAAACGGACTGGTACACCGGCGCAGAGCATCCCGCCGGGGCTGTTCCTGCGGCAGACGGTTCTACTTACTACTTCCCAGAGGACAGAGTTACCGATGCCCTCACGAAACGCGGTTTCAATCGCTGCCTGAACGGTTACATCCCGGAGTAAAGAATCTTACTTCACGAAATCTTACTTTTTGACCACGAAATTTGCAATTTATCTGCAAAAATCCGGTCTTAGCCACGAAAAGCAGCTTTTTAACCACGAAATTCAACTTTTCAGCTTCAAAAAGTTCAATTCAATCACGAAAACCCGCTTTTTTGATACATTTTCTCTCACGAAATGAGGTTTTGCATGGAATACGAAGAATTTTTCGCGCCGTGGCGTTTGGTCGCCGCTTTTGCGGACGGCTCCCGCCTGCTGTTCGATGGTCTGACGGAAGAACAGGCCAGAGAAGCAATGGAAGCCGCCCAGGAAGAGCACGGCGACATTGGTTACTGGAACCGGGTCACGGATCAGAACTATGAGGACGGCAGGTATTACAAGACCGTCCCGCCACCGCCCTGCATCAACATCGTGGACTACGACGGCTACACCGGTCCGCTGGACGAAAACGGTCTGCCGGTAGGTCTGGCTGAACAGATCGCCCAGGCAAGCGCAGAGGAAGGCCGGAATCCCAACGAGGCGCAGATCATCATCAAGCGCAACGCTCCGCCGGATGACCCGCCGCACGAAAAGTAAATCACGAAATCCAAAAAGCCCGCCGGGTCGATGACCTGACGGGCTTAAAGTGTTGAAGGGACTTTGTATGCAGAACAGACAGCAGGTTAGAATAAGTACCAAAAATCTTGCTGGAGGTAAAATTGAATATACCGTTCAAGCCAGCAAAGATTCCGCGCTTCGTGTTATATCCTCGGAAAAATTGTCTATGGAATCACTTGGCTACATCGTGCAGCAGCATTTGCGAAAGAATCACCGTGGACGATTTCCGAAACGTATGAATGAAACCATCGAGATTCCATCATTCCGTTTCATCGAATGACCGCATAACAGCGTCCATTGTCGCTTCTGCCATTTCTTTGTTCTTGAATCGAATAACATCCGACCCCAGTGCAAACATAGACACGTTCCCGTTTTCGTCTTTCAGAACTACCGGGCAGGAATCCCATTTTCGGCGTTCCTCTTTGCTCAATTTCCTGGCTGCTCTTTCTTTGATGGTTTTCTCGATGCGTTTTTTCAATTCAATTTTGATTCCCATTTTTCAAGACCTCCGTAATCCTCAGCACATCTTTTGCGAAACGCAGCGTTTTCGTAAGATCTTCTGCGTTTTTGAAACGGACTACGTTTCCTGCGTTTGAAATCAGTTCAACGCCACCATCCGGTGCCATCCTCACGAACCGGCACAGTTCGCCCTCTTCCCGTGCGGTCCGCCGCTCTTTGGTTTCTTCGATAAAGCAGGTTCTGAGCGCGTTCTCTGCGTCACAGTATACGCTCCTGTCACTCCGCACCAGCCTATACATCCTTCCGGGCAGCACCCGAACCTTGTTTTTATGCTTCTTTCCCATAACTTTGTCCTCCTTTGCGCGAAACCCGGTAGACCAACTGCCCGCCGGGTTATTTCTATGCCTGTTTTCAGATTTTTGGGGTAGTCGTGTTTGTTTTTCTACGACCATCGGACACGATTTTGCGGAAGCGCCTGCACATGAAGTTCCGCAGGCAGCCTTGCCTATAAGAGAATGTCACCCTCCGCCCAGGCATCCGCTCGGCGCTGTTCCTCGCGCGTGTTTAACGCACGCGATAATAAAGCGGCGCACTCCGGGAGCCGTTCCAGGTTCCTTCCCAGCTGTGCAAGAGCGACGTTTCGCAGGTACTTCAAGTGCTGCACACTGTATGGAACTTTCTGCTGTACTTCGTGCCATTTTTTGTGGTTGATGTAGAACTCCGTTAAAATCAGATTGTGGCCACTGTCCATCCGGTTCATTTGTCCTCGGATAATGTTCTGATCTTCCAGCAACACAGCCCGCTGCCGTTCCAGCTGACGCAGTTGGTCTCCAATGCCCAGTTCATCCATCCGGCAGGCCATCGCCGCCGTGCTGTCCCCAGGCGTTCCACCACGGGGCATTCCATCGGTGCCCATGCCCCGCATAGGGTCCACTTCATCGCTCAGTGCGGTGCACTGACGGCGGATGATCTCTATCCGCTGCGGGATGTCCGCATAATATTTCAAGATTGCCTCCGCCTCGTGTACTTTCACTGCTCAGTCCTCCCAAAAAATCAAAAATCTTTCTTGAAAAGGGGTTCTCCGAAAACGGGTTCTTCACCCTTGACGCGCTCCACCATGGCACCCACGCCGTAAATGTCCTCAATGACCCGGCGCAGACGATCATAGGCAACTTCTTCTCCGCCATCGTCCACCCAGCCGAGGAACTGCTGGTAATTTTTCTTGATTTCTTCCTTCACGGTCTCAATTTGTTCAGGGGTATATTCCATTTCTTCCAATGATTCCGCAAAGAAACGAACGATCATCTTTGCAGCGTCCCGGCGTTCAGCCAGAACACGCAGCTTTTTTTCAGAGCCTACCAGACCACCCGCCGGGAGCCAAAATTCTTCCGGCATCAGGTGGGCAGTGCGTGCTTCCAGCCGCTTGAGGGCTTCCGGTGCACCGTACTTGTCGTGATCCATGATATACCTGGATGCAGCATTGTTCATCTTCAAGGTCAGGAGCGTAGATTCTTTCTCTCCCCAGTCCCAGAGATCATGTGCCGCGGCAACTGCGCAGTACGAAACGACCTGCCCGATTGCCTCACGGTTCAGCGTCGTGCGGTGCTTCGACTTGCCGATGTTGATTTGCTGATTCACTGCATTCTGGATGCTCTGCCGGTAGAATGCTGGCATCCTTGCCCTGCTTTTTCCCATGATGAATCCTTTCCCGCCTGTTCGGCCAGGCGCTTCCACTTTCTGATTTCTTCCGCCGTATCTGGCGTGATATGCTCAATAAACCGCCAGTGCTGCGGTTCTGCCACAAGATCGATAAACATACGGCGGCGGTGGATGTAATCACGCTGCTGCCGCCGGGTGAATTTGCTTTTCACTTCCACCACCTCAACCGTGCCATCAGCATAGGTCAGCACAAAATCCGGGGTATAGTGCGCCGCCGGGAGCTTCACATTGCCGTATTCTTTTTCCGGCAGCATAGTAAACCTGCGGTGCAGCTCTACCTTCACGACCTCGCCACTCTGGACTTTGGGCAGAACAGTTCCCATGTAGTAGTCATACTCGCCCCGGCTGTCAAACTCGTGTCCGGTCGATCTGGCGGCATTCACAGCGGCTTCCAACGATGCAGATGCAGCTTTGCCCCCGCACCTTCTCTGTGCAAGCTGCTTTTCCGCCTGTGCCCGGTAGCGTGGCGGCAGGTCAGAAAGTTCCAATCTCATGCTCATGGCTGGTTTCTCCTGTTCTTCCGCCGGGTCTCCGGTTTCTTTTTCAACTTGAGGATCAAATGCTTGGTGTTGTTGCCGGTGATATGCTGCTCACACTCACGCAGAGTATAGCCAGGGTATTTTTTCTCCCAATATTCACGATCATCCGGCAAAGCAAACGCTTCGTCAAAGCGCTTGCGGCTCCATCTGGTGTCGTTCGGGCGCGGGGTTTTCGGCTTTTGCAGCCCTTGGCTCTGCCGCCAGCGCCGGATACGGGCGCGGGCTTTCGTCATGTAGGTCGTCAGGCGTTCAAAGCTGGAACAGGTCAGGTCGATAGGTTCAATTTTCACAAGCCCCATTGGCCGCCCGGTGCTGTCCCGCCACAAGTCCTTGATCTCCTGCCATGTCAGATTGCCTTGCAGGATCACATGATGGTGGTGTCTGCCGGTAACTTTCCCGTCCTCGTCCACCACGCTGTACTCTGCAACCTGCATCCACTTGGACGCTTCCCGCCCCGTCTTTTTGCAGAAGCGCTTCAGGCGGCGGGTAAAATTCGTCCAGTCCCGGTCTACTTGGTTAAAATCTCCGGGTGCTGGCTGGTGGTCGTGGTCGTATGTAAACGTGACTGCCCAGTCGCTTTCCCCGAAATTCGTATAGGCCAGCTGGCAGAAATACCGTCTCGCTATCATGTCGTTATACTTCTGCTGCGCAATGGAGGTTGCCAGCTCTCTTTTGCGGCGGGTGGATGCGGTATGCTCTTTGTCCGTTGTTTCAAAGAGATCCACTTCTGCATAATCGGACGTTCCAAGAATGTGTCTCTGCTCCCGAATGTACCATGCCCGCACCGTTCACTTCCTCCTTCCGCAAAGCTCTACTGGGATTTTCTTTTCTGTGAACCAAGCACACATGGCTTCGCAGGACAAGGGGGACACAACGCCGGGCAGGTCTTTCTAAGTTTCCCATTCCGTCAAGCCATACAGACCCGCCCTCGTTTTCTCCCCCTTGACCCCCGCTTTCCCCGGCTTGTGTTCTTCTGTGGTCGCTAGATTAAGTTACACATACAAGCCCCTTGCCGCCTCGTCAGGGCGGCAATTTAACGACGGGCTTGCTTAATTCTTGATTAGTTTACTTCGTAGTCGCCGATGCTGTTTTCTTCCGTTCTGACTTCCCAGCACTCGCAGGTGTCCTCCGGGTCAGTGAAGTCGGCACGGTTCGGAGAATTGCCGTTGAAGCATACCCAGGTGTAGCCCTCATGCCAGCGGCAGGTGCAGCAGGTTCTTTCAGGTTCCATCATCCTGTGTTCCTTTCGTCACGGTTCTAGTAGTGTGTGGCAAATCGGACAGGCGTGCGGTTCCCAATCTGTCCTGTACCCGCATACCGGGCACTCATACCAGCCGTATGGAAACACACCGGTAGCGTCATAGAATTCACGCTGCCATTTAAGTGGTTTCGGCAGTGGGGTGCCGATCGCTTTCGCAAATTGGGCGGCCCGCATAGCAGTTGCAATGGCATCCCTTGCAGGTTTCAAAGAATCGTGTTCTTCCTTTTTCTGGGAGTTATCTGTCTTATCCTCCATGTCGGCCACCTTCATAAAAACGATCCATCGTTTCGCGGTACACTTTGAAGCACTCCGGGCACAAGTCGCCAACTCCAAAGAAGTCCCTCGTTTCAAGCGCCCACCCATCCAGCACCTTCTGGTCAAAGCGACCATCATCGAACCGTTCTGCAAACACCTGCTTCCGGCAACGGTTGCAGATAAACATTGCTCCGTTTTTTTCTCATTAAAGTTCACCTTTCATCGAGCGCCGGAAGAGGCAAATCTTCCGGCTTTACGCCCGCATTTTTCATCCTTGCCCCGCACTCGCCGCAGTATTTAACGGCCACACAGTTGATGAAATGGCATTTCTTGCAGCGGAAATGCTCACAGGTGCACCGTCCTGGATTCAGCTCCCATTCTGATTCCAGCGGCGGTACATCTGGAAGGAAGATTTTTGCCGTTTTCCTGCCCGGCTCTGCAACCGTCACCCGTGTTATCTTCTTGATATTTGCTCTGGATATGAGGATTTCCAGCGTTCCATCATTGTCCAGATCGAATAATGCAGCACTCATTTCAGTGCACCCCCACACTTTGCGCATCAGCCATCACAGACAGGCTTTGTGTTGTCCTGCACTTCGGTCAGCTTTATGGTCGGCTGCGGCTGATCCGAACGGTTCAGTGGTTTATCGAACTCCACATTCATCCAGTCGCCCTCCGGCTTGTCATGCCATGCCAAGGCGTGGCGAATGACAAGCCATACCTGTTCTGCCCGGTACGGTGCCTTCATTACGTCTGAGGTCGGGGCGGGGAGAACGCATCTGCTGTACAGCCGTTCCATTTCTAGCAGCATGGTATTTCTGCGGTCTATCGCAACATTAAAAGCGTTTTTACGCTGTTCCTCGCTCTGAAACGCATTGCTTTCCGCGTCCGAGTAGAATTTTGCAAAGCACAAGTCTTCTGCCAGATCCCAGAACTGTCCCATGTGCAGCCGCAGATACCACTCGCAGGCAGTCTGCACAGCCTCGGCCACCGGGCGGCTCATGGTCAGCGTAATGGTTTCGACCTCTGCCGGTGCATCACTTTTCTTCTTCGTCATAGTGCGGCTCCTTTGCCCCCGGCCAGTGACGGCGTTGGCTGCGCTCAAACTTCCGGGCCATCGCCGCCGTCTGGATAGCTTCCACGGCCAGGGCAACAGCCCGGTCGTATACGCCTTTCGTGGAGATCTGCGGATTGTTGGAGTAAACATTCATCCTCATTGCATTGAGTTCCTGACGCAGACCGTTCATTTCCTGCACAGCTTCCACGACTTCTTCTTGGATGATTCCCGCGCCCTCATGCGACCCTGCAAACATCCGAAACTTCTTGTTTGCAGCGGCCAGCTCAATTTTGACCAGCCGCTTCACGTCATTTTTCACTGCATCCATGGTCAACCCTCCGTCCGGCTCTTGATCTCAGCCAGCAGATCATCCAGCGGAACATTTGCAAGAGAAAACCTAGCCTCTCTTTCGTCCTCGACAGAGACCAAGAGTGCAGAGGAAAAGCACAAAACGGGGCGAACACCATAGGAGCCGATGTACCAGTAGCTGCTGCTGGAGCCATCGGTGCCGACGCTCCAGACGTAGCTGTCATCGTCGGTGTACGGAGAGCAATTCGGCGTACCGTAAGGCGTTGCCAACCACCACGGCGCATCTACCTTCGGGATCAGCCGCCAATATTTTCCGTACCCGCGCAGGGTCAACAGGCCAATCCTCACTTCAAAGATTCCGTATTCGTTCTGGCCGGTCGTGTCCTGAAGGTCGATTCTGAGCGGAATGAATGTACTCAGCGGAGTGCCGTTCTTTGTAAACTCTGCCAAGCAGTTACCCAGATATGGCATAATCTCGCTCCGGCGCAGATCGTTGGGGCATTCTGGGTCGTCACCTTCACGGAACGGCATTTTCGTCCAAATGTCCTTTGCCAGAACAAGGCAGCCGTGTTCGTCTGCATCCAGCTTCACGAACTCCTTGCCCAGCGCCTTGAAGATGCCGCCATTTTTCACATTGCCCAAGGTTACACTTTTCAAAATCTTGCTCATCGTTATTCCTCCACTAAAACCACATTGGCCCAGCTGGTCTCGTATGTTTTCCCATCAATCGTGACTTTCACGATACGATCATTGTGTACAAACGAACTCACCTTGTCCGCCCGTCCTTTGTCCAGTAAAGTGCCGTCCGGCAGGTAAACATATACCGTCTTGACCGGTTTTTCACTGGTTGCTGTGCCCTTGACAGCTTCACACCCAGTCAGTGTTACGCACAGCGCGGCAGTGCAGGTGGACAAAGCCAGCAGTTCCAAAGTCTTACGCATCGTTTTTGTCCTCCTGTTCGCTCAAGTCCTCCACATCGGCAACGTCCTTGGTCTTTTTCACCATGTCTGCAATGGCATACAGCCCAGATTTCGCCAGAGGTTCCAGCTTTACGGGGATTACAGCACCGCGTACCATCATACCATCCTTGATGACATAGTAACGTCCGCCGCTTGCCATTTTCCGCACACAGTATTTGAAATAGCTGCTCTTGCGCATTTCATCCGCCACTGGCATGATCTGCTTTGCGTCTACAAAGCCGATTGTTCGGGAAGTCGGTTCAACCATCGGAACCAGGTTACACCCACAATAGCGGATGCTGATTCTGCCATTTTCGCAGTCCAGCTCGCCACTTGCTGTATCGTCAAGGTTCATGCCTTCAATGTTCCGAATATCGTCCGGGCAGTCACTTTCAAAATGAATATCGTTCCATTCCTTTTCGCTGATACCCAGCAGAGCCGCCAATTCCCTTTCGTTTTGTGCTTTCGGGAAATCCGTCAGCGGGAAGATTGCTGTTTTTGTTCCGATGTACAGATCACACCCCTGACCATCGTTATAGAACACCTTGTAAAGTTTGCAATACTCGTCAGTCTTAATGAGCTTTGCAATCGCCGCCAGCTTCATTTGCTTCTCCTTTCGATTTCGATAGCCTGAACTTCAAACTTTTCGTACTCCGGGTAATGATTCTCGGCCTGCTCTTTGGCTTTTTCAACAGCCTGTTCAGCACTGGCCGCATCCAGCCGGTACGGCAGCCAACCCGGCCACCCACCAGCACCGGTCGCTTTCAGCAAAATGTAATACCTCTGCATCGGTGCATTCTCCTTTCAGTTTTGGGCAATCCCGGAGTTGAACCGGGCCGGGCCTGTTCCCATGCTCACGAAAAAGGCCGCCGCAGCGGGCGGCCTGTGTCAGGAGTTGTGCGATCTTATTTTCAAAATTTTCTTTGCTTCCTCTGCGTGGAGAAGAACACTGTCCCGGCAGGTCATGCCCGGCTCTTGTAGCTCATAGAGCTTGCACTCTTTCGTGCAGCCTTTACTGCCTTTTCGGGTCTGTTCATTACACGTTATAAACCGTGCCGAGAGGATCCGTGTCAGTGTTTCATTGTCCATCATGCCACCAGATACAGCCAAAGGAATTTAATCAGTGCGGCCGGCACAAAGAAAATCAATGCTGCCCACAGTGCCACAGCCGCCAAAACCATCAGAATGCCCAGCGTTTTTACAAATCCATCCATATTTTCATTCTCCCTCTTTGATGATCCAGACCCTGTGTTTTCCGCATCCTTCCCAGTTCAGTGCGTCCTTGTGGGTGCCGGGCACGGCAACATCCAGGTGCTTCCCCTGGATGCCGCTGCCACGATCCTGAACGATCCTTACGCCCACATCCTCAATGTAAAGAACCGTGCCGAATGGGAATATATCCGGGTCTGCCGCCACGGTCACACCAGCTTCCACCGGCGCACCGCTGGCGGTAATTCCCGTTCCAGTTCCGCAGATGTGCTCCCGCTTTTCGGTGCAGTATGCCGTGCAGAGGAAGTCTCCGGCATCCTCTACCAGTAACTTTCCATCCAACCGGTCCCGCGCTTTCAGCGAATCCCGCAGGGTATCTGCATACCCGGCAACTTCGCCTGCCGCGCCTTTCCAGTCCTCGTACATGGACTTGTAGATATCCCTCTGTGTTTCCAGATCCGTGATCCGGTTCTGCATCAGAGCGGCTTTCGTACAGCTTGCAAGTTCCGCCGCAAGAAGCGCCGCAATGATTGCCTTGCTTATCGTTTCTACCTTCACGTCTTTTCGTTCCCTTCTGTTTTGTCGAATGTGATTGGTGCGTGCCCATGCTCTTGTGCTCGGAGTGTTCCGGTCATCCCATGCGTAACTTCCATGAAACCGCCGTCCTGGTCATTCAGCACCGTATTTCTTAACTCAAATAGCGTCTGATCTTGGTGCGTTGCCAATGTTGCCGAAAGTTCTTCTTGGACAAGCGGTCCCTTTCCTCCGCCGTCACATCCGCTGCGGATCTTCATTGTGTAGGCTTCCCGCTGCCCCCCCCGCAGGGTTTTGTTGCCACCATTCGATCATGCCATGAATAGCAGTCAGCAGTAAGTCCTGTAACTTCTTCCCCCTGCGGGATGCACGGTTCAAAATTCCATTCAGTGCCTTTTCGCTCAAAAACGACCACTCCGGCGGATTCTCTACGAGTATCGCAGACAGCATATACTCTGCGCCGGCGCTGGGGGATTCCCCACCATTGAGCATTGACAATTCGATAGGCAACAGCTCCGTAGTTTGCGAAGCCCCCCCCACTTGCCATGTTGGAGAATAGACTGATCTGCTCTACCTCCGGCAAACTCTCTGAGGTGTAGTAATTCGTTGAGGACAACTTCAAAATCCTTTCCTTTGTTCGATGACAGGGCACCGGGCACATTTTCCCATATGACGAACCGTGGATATTTTCCGCCGGTCGCCAGCAGCATTTCCCAGATAATGCGTATTGCCTCCCAGAACAATCCAGATTTGGCACCGTTAAGTCCGGCACGTTTTCCTGCAATGCTCAAGTCCTGACATGGGCTTCCGAACGTTATGATGTCAACCGGTTCAATCAGAAAGCCCTTGATGTCCGTAACGCTTCCAAGATGCTTCATGTTCGGCAGATGCGTCTTTGTAACAGCAATGGGGTACGGCTCTACCTCGCTTGCCCAGACCGGATGCCCGCCGCACATTGCGGCGCACAGCGGCATTGTTCCGCTTCCATCGAACAGGCTTCCCAGCTTTATTTCTCCGGGCGGCTTTCCCAGTTCGCGGAACGCGTTCTTTACAAAGAACAATGCGTTTGGTAGCGCCATTCCGTTGCCCCACATTGCGTACTCTGCCGCCCTGCTGTGCAGGCCATCATGCCAGCGCATCAGGGCACGCCTGCCTTCTTCGCTGTCTGCCTGCATCATCTTCCGGTTCGGCTTTTTCCCCTTGATCTCGCAGTCCTTTGTGTAGACCTCACGCCAGAACGGCAGTTCCCGCAAGTCGGTCAGTGGTTCAATTTCTGCCCATCCGTCCGGGAAGCCTTGCAGTCTGCCACACTCCATCGGAATCAGTCTGCGCACGATCCAGTCCGGCGTTTTTCTTTGGGCAACTTCCGGGCCGCTTGATGTGCCATCATTTTTCTTCGTGAGCGTAGCCGCAGTGTTTCCAGTAACGGCTCCGCTGTAGAGGTCGATGCCGACCGTATTTTCAGGCAGCGGTTGGAGCACCGGATTTATGTAGTTCAAACTCCATCCTCCTTCTCCCTTTGCCTGAAGTGTTCCGCTGACCTCTCCACCAAGACAGTGATGTCTTGCATCGTAGGCAACGGCGTGCCGGTCCACCGTGTTCAGTGTGAACGAAGCGTTTTCTCTTACTCCGCATCCGTTCTGATTGGTATTCCGGTCAACGAAATTTCCAGCCATACAGTACGCCCCGGCCACGATAGGCGCTTCATGGTCGCACGTTAGGCATGGGCAAGTTTCGTTCAGTGTGTCCGCCGATGCCTGACCGGATGCTCTGCAAATTACCGGCCCGCTTTCACAGATTTTCATGCTGCCCCCCCCGCTGACCAGAATCGCCTGCGATCTCATAGCCGATGCACTGTTCAGCAGTGAGGGTGCCACACCATCCACGCTGTAAACTCTTGCACCTTGCGGAAATTCCGGTGTCAGACATTCAAGTTTCATTTCGCTTTCCTCACTTTTTCTTGCACGGACGACCAGCATCGAACTGGTACTCCTGCTCATGGGGGATTAGGTCAGAAGCAGGTTCATCCATTATGCGTCCGCATATCAATCCTGCCCGGCAAGAGAGTACCGGGCAGGGCGGCCATTGCAGTGGCCTACCGCTTTTGTCCTGGGCGGATCAAACAGGGCATTTCTGCGCTCATGCTGCGGCGCACCCATTCCCGTCAGCTCCATGCGGGTGCGTCTTTCGCGGAAATGGCAGCCCGGTCTTTCACCGGGCTTGAACGGAAAGGAGGACGCTGCTGTACAGCACCATTCCGCTATGCCGGACGGCTGATTTCCTGACCGTACCGGCTTCCATGGAAAACTCAACTCGGCGCATACAGGGTCCGGCCCTGCTTGCAGCGCTCAATGCCTAGAAAAAGCGCCATGCGCCATATAAAAGCAGCCCCGCTTCTGCGGTGCAGGGCTGCTTATTTCACGGTTGAGAAGAACCATGCTTTGTATCAGCGGCATTGTTTTTCTCGTAGTGCTCGCACTCCACGTTGTAACCACTGCAAGGCGCGCACCGGGCTGTGGTTATCTTGAATGTGTGCTTGCACTGTTCTTCAGTGCCCTTTTGTTTTCCCTTGTGCAGGGATACTCTGGTATGTGTACTTCTTGCCAAGCTCTTGATCTTCCTTGCTTTATATAAATAGGTGTTTCGGCCCAAAGGCTTTGGGTTTCGACGCTTGTCCTGCACCGCTTCCCAGCGCACCGGTGGATTGAAGTTTTTCCGCAATTTCATCCAGATTTTGAAACTGCTGAAGTCGCTTTCCCATGTTCCGAATGTTTCATCCATCCACTTGAACATTTCTTTTACGGCTTCTGGCAATTCAAATTTTCCATCACATAGGGGTCCCGGCACTTCCTCAACATCCGGCATGGTTGTCGGCAGTTCTATTCGCTCACCATTCGGAAGATCATAGTAGGCGGTGCCTCTGCTCACTCTTCTACCTCCATGATGTGCGTTGCGATCATGTCAGCCATGTGCAGGCACAGGGCTTCCGGGCATCTGTCGTATACCTTGCTAAGAGTATCCCAGTCCCGTTCCCCGGTATAGGCACCCATGTGCCACCGGATTGCCAGAACTTCCTTGTCCGTCAGGTGGATCCAGTGCTGAATGTTGATTACGGACGCTTCACCATGCCCCAGCAAATCCGTATCTCTATACTGATAGCTTCCATCCGGTTTCTGGATGTAATTTCCGGCTTTGCAAACGTCGTGGAGCAGGGCTGCAGTAAGGACTGCGTTCTTATCGCACCTCGCAAACTGCGGCATATTCTCGCACAGTTCCAGTGCAGTCCTTGCCACGTTGAGCGAGTGCAGCACCAGGCCGCCGGGGACGTTCAGGTGATGCTTTGCGCTGGCGGGCGAGTTGTAAAAGTCCGTTTCTTCCAGGACGATCATCAATGCCATGCCGCCCGGTCTGCCTTCAATGGCCTTCGTCAGCAGCCGCTTGTACTCTTCTTTCAGAAGTTTCTTGTCCATGGTCGTTCTCCCTTACGCCTTCTGCATGGCATCCTGGGCGGCATCGGTGGCTACGCTCTTGTCGGTGGCTGTGGTGTTGTCTGCCTCCTTGTTTTTCCACGCCTCTTCCAGCGCCAGCGGGAGAGCAAACGTAACTTCTGCCAGCCACCGCTTTGCGTCATCCCAGCTGTCCGTGCCCAGTGCAATGGTCTGTGCCATCACGCAGATTGCCAGATTCTGCAGGGTAGTGGTTTCGCCGTTCAGGCACATATCCACATGATCCTCGTTATTCAGTACCACTTCGATCCTTGCCTTGTAATCTTCTCCCATGTTGTTTGTCCTTTCTGTACTGCGTGAATATTCGGTCAATGGTGGTACATTCCGGGGTTAGCACCGGACGGAAGGGCATCTCCTGCACTGGCTGTACCATATCAAAAGAGCGGCGTCGGACAAATGATACCGCTCCTCCCGTCCATGCGGACCGCCCTGCCGTGTTCTTTCTGCCCCCAGTAGGTAAGGCCCCGGCCTTGCGGTAGCCGGGCGGCTTCCCCTCGTAGTTCAGCCGCATGGTGGGCGGGTAGGTCTGCCCATGCCTTCCCGGTTCTGTCAGTCCCAGTCCCGGACTTCGTTGTTCCAGTCGTAAGCCTTGTTCACCAGCGTGTCCAGCAGCACCGGCACCGCCCATGCAACGGCAACAAGATCCGGGTCGTAATTGATTTTGAAGATCCAGCAAACGCCCCAGATCAGGGTTGAGAAAATGCCGTACAGCACGCCGAACACCAGCAGGCTTTCGCCCAGGTGCAACGCATCGCGGCGGAATCGCCGCCAGTTGAACGCCTTGTGGAATTCGTTGATTCTCCGGTGGAGTTTTTCAAGTATCACTTTCTCAAATCCTCCCACTTTTCATTTAGCCTTTCTCGCAGCTCTTGTGCCTGCTCTGCATTGTAGTGCGCCACCGCTTTCCAGTTTCGCATCTCGTTGTAAACGTCCATGAACTCCTTGTCAGATTCTTTCTTTGCGTAGTGGTTCACCACGCCCCACAGAATCACAAGGCTGGTCGCAACATCGGTAATGACCCGAACCACCGGGTCAGGATTTCCGATGTGATACATCCAGATTGCCAGTTCAAGCATCCTTCTATTCCTTTCGTATTTTCCGTTCCCGTGGTACAATGAGCACGGAAAGGAGGTGATTTTTATGACCGACCGCCAGAAGTTCGTTTACGATTTAGCATTGCAGCACGTTTCGGCCGAATTGGCAAACGGCGTTCCTCTCGACAAGAACCCCACTGCTTACGCTTTGGATATCTTTACTGGGTATGTTTCTCTCTATGCTGCAATGGACAAAGGAACCTTGGATGCCGCTCTTGCAACGCTCAAAAAGGTTTGATCTCTGCCTTTTGGAATAGCGCAGCTCTTTCAATCCTGCCTTTTGCTTCATCCAGCCGCACAAGCAGGACTGTGAGTAGAATCCTCATTTCCCCGTATGAAAGCTCTTGCTCTTGGCATTTTGCGAGAATGTCATTTGCAAGGGCTTTCATGCTTTCGTCGTCCATGTCCCTCATATCTTTTTGCATTTCATCTCTCCATGTGAAACAGGCTGGTTTGGCTCGTGTGCTCTGCAAACCGTTCTTCTTCCAGTTGGAAATAGAACGGGTCGATTTCAAATCCGATAAAGTCAAGCCCCGCCTCATAGGCTGCTATGCGGCTGCTTCCGCTTCCAAGGTGAGTATCGAGTACCTTTTGCCCCGTCTCTGCATAGTTTTTGAATATCCAGTCGTACAAGACAACCGGTTTCTGGGTCGGGTGGATTCTCTTTTCGTTCATGGATTTGTTTCCCTGCATGGTGCTGCCTTCTGCAATGCTCTTACCTTGCATCATGCCGGACCACATATAGCGGAACAGCCGCACCGATGTAAATAAGTCGGTCGCCGCTATCTCGCAGTCCGAAAAGCTGGAGCTTCCGTTGCACTTGTCCCACACGATCCGCCCGGTTGCAAACTTATAATCAAAGTAGTTGCAGCCCCACACGATGTAGTGTCTGGAAACGCGGAGCAGTTCTCTGAAATACTCCGGTCCCGGCCTGATCCATGCCGGTGAAATCGGATAGTCCCGGTGTACGCCTATCTTGCTTACCTTGGAGCCGTAAAAGCCCCGACGCTCTGGACCAGAGAAGTACGGAGGATCTACAACGGCCAGATCAAAATAATTGTCCGGGAACAGTTCCATTGCCGGAACGCAGTCCACGTTATAGCAATGGTTCAGCTTGAATACTTCTCCCAT